ATTGTCTAGCTCCATGACAACTAGGGCGCAGGCCGCAGGGTTTTTTGTTTGTTTTTTTCCCCGCGCCTGCGCTCTTTTTATATCAAGTCGCAGGACGCAGGACGCAGAGCCACGCATCTATAGCCTTGGCGCGCAGGACGCAGGGCAATCCCTTCAAGTCACCATCATACAAAGCCGCAGGACGCAGGACATCGATCCCCGAACCTTGGAACTTGAACGCAAAACCTCCGTCAAACAAAAGTACATCACCCTTCGAGGGGTCGTGTAACAAGAAAAAACTCACTCCATTACAGCGAGAATGCCCGAGATGCCACGCAATCTGTGACTTGTTAACCGTAACTCGGTTACTTTTAATTATTTTTAACTCGAGCCAGATCGGGACACCATCGAGGCACATATAAACGTCCGGCATCCCTTCGCCAGCGCGGTTTTCAATCCGTTGGTAATGACTCTTTTTCGGTAACTTCTGCTTCAATGAGGTCGATAGTGCTTTCTCTGTCTTTGGCATCTTTAACAACCTTCATATCATCTAGGCTTGGGTGCTGTTTTCTTATGTCTGCTAGTCGTGCGACAATCTCTTCACGCGACAGCTTGTCAAGCTGGTGGACGTGCTGTTGCTCTCGCCTGTCGATAGTCAATCCACCCAAAGCGGATCGTATCTTCTCGGCGTTGATAGCGGCAGAGAATTGCCCTTCGGTCTCAGCGTTGCGTGACAGTTCATCCAATCGCTTTAACTGTCCAAGCAGGGTGACACCATACTTGCGCTCTCGATCCTGTCGTAGTTCTTTTATCAACTCGACAACAAGCGGATATGACTTTCCGTTTAACAGCTTTGATGCGTGTTGTGCGGCAGAGTCTTCGGCATACCCAGCCAACCTCGCGCACTCTGCATTACTATGTCTGCCATCGACATAGTATCTAGCAAATTCTCTTTGTCTGTTTGTCAGCCCAGATGGGCGTCCGGCAGGGTTAGGCAAAACAAAATCTCCTATAGGTTTTTCTGTGGGTTTTCATTTTCAAAAACAAAAAAGTGTTCGCGGTCTCATTTATGACCCTATGAAGTGTACCAAACGTAACCAAGTGTACCGAGAATAATGTAATAAAAACAACACTGGTTACACTGGTTACACTGGTTACACCATATTTCAAAAATTTTTTATAAAAACTTTTTCCTGTAGAAAACACTATATGCACGTCACTTTCTTAAAAATAATCCTTGCATCTATGGGATAAGCTAGGATAGGGTATCTTATATCACAGTGTACCGCATGGGATTCACCGTAACAAGTACCAAGGTTCGAGGTTCGGGAATCGAGTACCAAGCAACACTAAACATGAACCGAGTCAAAAGGAGTAATGACATGGCGTTCAATAAACAAGTAGTGAATAAAGTTCGTGATGATTTGAATGAGCATCTATCTACATTCTTCAAAGCAGGGTTACCTGATCTTGAGTTTCACGTAGGCAATGCATCCTATCGTGATGATCGTATTACCTTCAAGCTTGAGGTTAAGATTGCTGGTTCTGAGTCAACTGAGATGCAGGACTTACGTGCTTGTGCTGATCTGTATCAGCTTGATCTTGATAAGGTGCAAGGCACCTACACGTTGGGTGGTTATCGCAAACGTGCTCGTAAGAATCCATTCATTGTAAAATGTTCAAAGACTGAGAAGAACTATGTCATTACGCATGACGTGGCTGTTCGTTGGTTTGGTAAGGAGTCTGCTGATGTCTAGGCACAACGTACAGGATGAGTATTACGAGCAACTTGTAGGCTCGAAGATCACCAAGTTTTGGACGAGTGACGATGGCTTTCCGACATTTGGTTTGGTTCACCCCAAGCTTGGTGCGATGGTCATCGAGGTCAGTTGTGATCCCGAGGGCAACAACGAGGGTTTTCTGTTTATTGCTGATGGGAGCGAGTCATGAAAAGTTATTTTATCACGAGCAAGGGCGTCAGGCTTATAGCTCATGACCTGTTTGTCATAGCTGATAAGTATGGGCTAAACGAAGTCAATCTATGGTGTGCTGATGCGGTCGCAAATGACATTGTAAGCAAAGCTGACTTTGACCATGACATGCAACGCAATGGTCATTTTGTGCATGAGTTAGGCATAAGGTCACCACAAGGTCACCCTCTGACTATCAGCATAGATCGCGCCCATTGTGAGGCGTTGAGCGTAAGGAGCGAGTCATGAACGAGTACGAGGTTGAGATCAGGGCGACTGTCACCAAGACAGTTCGCGTGTTTGCCACCAACAAGGCTGATGCCATTGAGGTTGCGAACAATGAGTTCACAGTTCTGCATACAGGCGATCCTGAGAAGTATGATCAGGAGACACTAAATATTTCAGAGGTGCCATCATGAAAGACAATACTTTGAAATTATTATCGGTGCCATTGACAGCACCACAGTGGAACGTGCTCGAGGTTGCCCTTGATAGGTACATCGATGAGCAGATTGATGACGGTAGCGATGATGCCCTTTTTTACGCTAGGAAGGCTGGCATCGTGAAGGCTTTGTTAGAGCACGAGTTGATAAGAGCGGGAGCAGGACAATGAAAGTTCTTTCTATGTTTGACGGTATGTCATGTGGGCGGCTAGCACTAGAACGTGCTGGCATCCCTGTCACCAAGTATTATGCATGCGAGATTGACAAGTATGCAAAGAAGGTCAGTCAGGCCAACTACCCTGACATCGTGCAACTTGGCGACGTCACCGGATCAGGGTTCAACAACTGGGTGAATGCTGTTGCCTTTACAGGCAAGATCGATCTGTTGATTGGCGGCTCACCTTGTCAGGGATTTTCGTTTGCAGGGGCAGGGTTAAATTTCGATGACCCTCGAAGCAAACTATTCTTTGAGTTCGCCAAAGTATTTAAAAGACTCAAGCCAAAGTATTTCCTGCTTGAGAACGTGCGTATGAAAAAGGAAAGTCAGGACATCATATCGCGGATCATGGGTGTCGAGCCTATCGTCATGAATAGTAATTTGGTTTCGGCGCAGAACCGTCACCGCCTATACTGGACGAACATTCCCTTTGATGGCTTGCCCGAAGATCGGGGGATCAAGTTGCGTGACATCCTCGAGCATGGGTGCACTGACAGAGAGAAGTCGCATTGCATTGATGCGAACTACTTCAAGGGTGGTAACCTGAGAACCTACTTCCAGAAGAACCGCCGACAGTTGGTGTTCAGCAAGGATGGCTTATGCCACATCGCTGATGCTGATCTGAAGGGTCATGGCTACAATCGCAGAGTCTATCATCCCGATGGCAAGGCACCGTCTCTGGCGGCGGCATCAGGTGGTAACCTAGAGCCGAAGGTTCTATGGCCAGCGTCCGAGGGTCGTTATCCCGAGGCTTACAGCCCTGACATGAAGCTTGCATGGCGCAAGCTAACGCCGACAGAATGTGAGCGGTTGCAGACTGTGCCTGATGGTTACACTGATCATGTGTCGAACACCCAGCGTTACAAAATGCTTGGCAATGGCTGGACTATCGATGCGGTGGCTCACTTGTTTAAGGGGATGCGTAATGAGGATTAAGCTTCACACCATAACCTTGAAGAAGCCGATAATAAGTCGGGTTCTTCATCTCCGGATTAACCACAGGGCATGGTTGAAGGATGCCCTATCCAAACCAATGAGGAAAATAAAATGATAAAACGTTTAGTTCTAATGAAGGTTGATGAAACCACGCTACACCCTGATCACGATGAACTTCTTTATCTGGTCGGTTCTAGCTTCTCGATGTACGAGCGCACTCTTACACGCGGTGATAAGCACCGCAAGGTCACGCATATAACTGATGTGACTAATCAGTATGGCTGGTTTGTGGCAGAGCCTATGGAAGAAATCATGGACATAATGTGGGGTAGAAATGGGTAAGGTAAAAGCGTGGGTCATGGACATGGAAGAAGATGCCATCGACATGACCGTTGAAGAATGGACGGACAAGCATGGCGAAAGCCTGATCGAAGTCTATCACGAGGCTCGTAGAAAATATGCGGATTTGATAGAGGGCAAGGACGATGATTAAATTATATAAACTAATCATGGACAGTAAGCGTAACCCATTGTCCTACATTCCGGATAACAATACTCGGCATCTAGTCATGCAAATACTGGCATGGATGTGGTGCATAATTTTCGGAATGTCTGTCGGTTCTGTCACTGTGTTCGGTATCAGCGTAATAGCACACGCCTTGCTGATAGCAGGTGTGTTCATTACGGCGGGTGTATTTGCAACAGCCCGACGCAAGCCACAGTATTTTGGTGGTCTTGGCAGGGGCAAAGGGGGCGAGCATGAGTAATGTACAAAGATACTCGGAAGACATTTTGTTGCGGAATACTAACTACAGGTTGCGCGGCAGAGAAACATGGATCGATGTCAAAAATCTTTGCGTCAAGTTTACTCGTGAAGATTTGGGTATTTCGATATCGATTTACCCCGAGGTCGATGAAGGTTTCGGCGAAGCACTTGGCTCACTGTATGTGGCCTTTGCCGATGTTCCTGAAGTGGTTGAGGATGCAGAAAATCCTGAAAAAAATATCAAGCACAAGCGACGGACGGGTAAGAATTTTAGCCTAACTAAATTTATGAACAGAAACTAAGGAGCAAGACTATGGGTAGAACTAAAATGGTTGAGAATATGACTGACGTAGAACGTGCAGAGCATTATCAAAAGATACGCGACGACAGGGATGAGCAACTGCGTGTGTCGGCTATGCATCTGGATGACGATCAACGCGAGGCGATCAAAGAGGCTCGTGACGTGCTTCAAAGTGTCGTTCAGTGCTGTCAGGAAATCGGTGATGTGTGGATGTCCGATGTTAATAAGATGGAGTCAGCTTACTTCGCCCTGAAGAATCGGTTCCCGTTGGATGACGACTAATGAAGTGGGTGCTAGTCTTGGTTGTCTCTTTTGGCAGCGGCAACTTTGAAACAAAGATACTGGGCGGCTACGACACTGTCGCCCAGTGCCACGTCGCCATAACTGAATTAACTTGGGGTGAGACAATGCCCGTTAATCAAGGTATCATTTGTATGACAGTAGATAAGTGAGGTGCAACATGAACGCAAACAGACTTTATAGATCCATACGATATGAACCAGATCCGAGGATCGAGGAAGTAGAAGCGACAATCGAGTTCGTCAGAGGCATGGGTCAGGTGTTGGTTGAAGAGCCGTACCAAAGTCCCCACGTCAAGGAAGACCTTGTTGGTTACAGTTATTACACGGATAGCTGGAGAAAAGTCTCGGCCATTCCGCCGAGGAAAAAACAATGACTGAATTCCCGGTAAATCTATTGAGGCGCAGGATTAATGGTAGCTTGAAACGTGATGAGGAGACGCAGGATGCAGGATGATCTTGCAAGATCCCACACCATAATCTATCATAACAAAAAATGTCAGCGATGCGATGCGCGAGCGGACGTTTATCATGGTGCTGAGTTGTTATGCACACCTTGTTACTTTGAGGAGATTAAAAATGAGTCCGGAAAAGAAAGACTGGAAAGATACGGTGTCACCCTCATTCGTTAATGCGACGTCACCTAGTTCTGAGCCTATAGAATGGGCAGAGGCAGTGGCAATTATCGATAGCTGTGTTCATGATGTCATTGCAAATTCACCCGATGATGATGAGCAGGGTCGGTTGATGATCGCATGGTCGAGAATGCTGCGGGGATAAAATGAAACAAAGAAATCCAAACTGGCGAAGCATTCGCCAGCATCATGTTGTGCCTGACAAACGGTACAAGACAAACAACGAGATAGAATTAAAGTTGTGTAGGTCTGAGTTAAGCTTAGAGATGTCGCTCAAGGACGTATGTCCGAGGTGCGGGAATTCTGGTCGGGTGGAAGTGCATGGACATATTCAGTGCACACGCTGTAAAAGTGTAATAGATGATTGCTGTCAAGGAGAATGCGCAACATGAGTAATGTAATAAGCTTTCCTGCTAACAAGGTAGAGAAAACGCTGGAGCCAGTATCGAAGGTATGTGAACTGGCGGCGGACAACTTCAAAGACTTAATTATATTGGGTCAGAACAAGGAAGGCGCAGTGCAGATGGTTACAACCATTCACGACCCGGCCGAGATATTTTGGTACATGGAAGCCGCAAGGTTCGGCATCATGTTGGGTGGAGAAGAAGACGAAGAATAATATAGGTGGAGCTATACAATGAAATTTAATTATAAGACTGAGCCGTATGCGCATCAGCATGAGGCATTGGTAAAAGGTCACGAGCGCACAAGTTATGCGTACTTTATGGAGATGGGTTGTGGAAAATCCAAGGTACTTCTCGACAACATCGTCTGGCTATACGAACAAGGTAAGATCGACACTGCCGTTATCGTCGCTCCGAAGGGGGTGTACCGTAACTGGGAGATTAGCGAAATACCGGCTCATTTCCCAGACAACATTCAGTGTGAGATATATGTATGGAGTGCGAGTCCAAACAAGAAGCAAGCCGAAAGACTTAAAGATGGCATGCAGAAGCGTGGTGTCTTGCGCATCTTTCTGGCGAACGTGGAAGGTTTCGCATCAACTAAGTTGCCGAAATTCGTGGGCGCATTCACAAAGAACAGCACATTCCTTCTTGCTGTCGATGAGTCAACTACAATCAAGAACCCCAAGGCCAAGAGAACGAAGGCTCTGGTCAAGCTTTCTCAGGACGCCACATACAAGCGCATACTTACGGGGTCACCTGTTACAAAGTCACCGCTAGATCTGTACGCACAATGTGGGTTCATGGATAAGAAACTGTTGGGGCATGACTCTTACTATTCTTTCCAAGGTAGGTTTGCAATCACTCGAACCCAGCGCATGGGCGCCCATTCATTCCAGCAGATAGTCGGGTACAAGAACCTAGAGGAACTGTCTGACAAGCTACGGACATTCTCTTATCGTGTGACCAAAGAGGAAGCACTGGATCTGCCGGACAAGATATACACCACCAGAAATGTCGGACTAACTGAGCAACAGCTAGACTATTATGCGTCCATCAAGTCTGCCGCAGTGGCGATCCTAGAGGACGGTGGCTTGGTTACTGCTCCGGCGGCTATGACACAGCTACTCAGGCTTCAACAGGTACTGTGTGGGCATGTAATGACCGATGATGGCGAGATGGTTGAGGTGCCTACCAAGCGGCTACAGTCGATGGTTGATTGCATAGATGAGATGACAGGCAAAGTTATTATCTGGTCGCGCTTTCGTTACGACATCAAGAAGATCACGGAGACCTTGAAGAAGATCCACGGTTCGAGTTCCACGGTCAGCTATTTCGGGGACACGAGTGAGCAGGATCGTATTGATGCGGTGCAATCATTCCAGCATGGCGAGGCTAGGTTCTTTGTGGCTAACCCGCAGACCGCAGGGTATGGACTTACGTTAACGGCGGCAACGAATGTGATCTATTATGCCAATGACTTTAATCTTGAGACTCGGGTTCAGTCTGAGGATCGGGCGCACCGGATTGGTCAGAAGCATTCGGTTCTGTATGTGGATCTAATGACGAAGAATACGGTGGACGAACACATTGTGAAGACGCTACAGGGGAAGATCGAGTTGTCTGCTCAGACTCTTGGAGAAGAAGTGAAGAAATGGTTGGAACTTTCCCCCCGCCGAAGTGACGATTAGATGCATTTTTTTCTGCTACCCTTTGGGCACTCTTCTGAAAGTTTGACTGCGGTGCCTCTAGCTGATGAGGATACAGGACACACTGGCCTGTCTCGAGGTCAACATACAATAACCGAACGCCCAGCTTTTGCTGCGGTTCTTTAAGGAGACGAGAAATGATTGAGCCATTTTTTCTACGGCCAACAGTTTTAACATCGAAGCACAGAAGTTCCCCGGTCGGAGAAAGTGCAATCAAATCTATAGGACCTTGCTCGACGAATGGCTGGTACACATAGCAGTTTTGGGACAGCAACCAGTCGGCGGCAATCAGTTCAGATCTTTTACCGTCTCTAATTCTACGATCTGGTCTCATTTGGTACTTGACCCTCTGGGTTAATCCCAATAGATTCTACGGAGCAAACAGTTTTTACACAAGGAGAAATCATGGATAGCGCGAAATGGAAATCTATAGCTGTGTCTATAGATATTTACACAATACTGCGTCAGTTGGCTGAGAAGAATGACCGAAGTGTCAGCAAGCAGGTGGCGCACATGGTTAAACAGATTGCAGGAAAAGAAGCTGCATAGGGGCTGCGTCCCCACTAGGGAATTTAAGGGGTTTATTTCCCTAGTAAAAATATGATACAAACCCCGTTCACTGCCGAAGGGCAAAAACTTTGTACGAAAGGAGATGTACGATGAGCGATGTGTTTTCGCTATTTGAAGAAGAGGCTGTCAACGCCGATAAGTTTGACGAGATAGGTAAGGAAGGTGCTAGTGATCTTTCTAACCTGATCCGCAGATCTATTCAGATCGATGAGGAGATCAAGAATACTGAACAGTATTTAAAAGATCTCAAGTTCAAAAAAAGAAAAGTGAACGAGGAAGACATACCTATGCTCATGAATGAGATGGGTATGGATAGCGTGACTGTCGATGATCACAAGGTCAGCGTCCGTCAGTTCGTTCATGCGCGTATATCTGAGGACAAGCGCGACGAGGCGTTCGCCTTTCTGCGTTCAATCGGTGAGGCGGACATCATCAAAAACGATGTCATCGTGTCATTCAAAGCAGGTGAGGACAACATGGCAGGTGCTGTCGTGGAAGATCTTCGAGGTCAGTATGGCCTTGAGCCTTCGCAGAAGACACACGTCCATCCTTCTACTTTGAAGGCATGGGTAAAGGGTCGCGTCGAAAGCGGCAAGGAACTAGACTTCGATACGTTCGGAGTATTTGTAGGCAACGAAGCCAAGATCACAAGGAGTTAGACATGGCTGATACAGCAGTAGCAGAAAAGAAAGAAACCCTTCCAACAACAATTATGGCCGACATGGCCGCGTTTGCTGGCGAAGGTATGGACAGCATTGGTACAGAGGACATGCAGATCCCGTTCCTACGGGTATTGCAAGCACTGTCGCCGGAGATCCAGAAGAATGACCCTAAGTTTATTAAGGGCGCATCGGCTGGTGACTTGGTCAATACAGTGACAGGTCAGACATGGGACGGTGACGACGGTGTGATTGTTATCCCGTGTGGCTATGCCGTGAAGTACCTTGAGTTTGCATTGCGTGACTCTGGTGGTGGGTTCCAAGGTGAGATACCAGCCAACCATCCTGACATTGCCAACACTACACGCGAGGGTAATGCGGAGATGTTACCAAGTGGTAATGAGTTGGTGCGTTCAGCACAACACCTTGTCATGATTGTAGATCCAAAGTCTGGTGCTACCCAGCAAGCAATTTGTGACATGAAGAAGACGCAGTTGAAAGTGTCCAAGCGTTGGAACACACAGATGCGCATGGTTCAGTACCAAGGTCCTAACGGTTTGTTTAACCCACCTATGTGGGGTACAGCATGGCGTTTGACTGCGGTCACTGAGAGCAATGATCGTGGTACGTGGTATAACTTCGGGGTAACTCGTGTTGAACCAACGGAGATCCCCGGTTCGGCGTTCGAGGCCGCACGTTCTTTCTTCCAGTCATTCAAGTCCGGCGAGGTAAAGACCCAAGCTGGTACGTCTGATGAGATGCAGAACACAACATCTAGCCAGCAGGATACCGACGACATTCCGTTCTAGCCAGTTTGAGGGGCGCGTTTTTTGGTTTTCGCGCCCCTCAATATACCTTTAGGCTAGATGGAGATATCAATGGATCAAGCCACAAGGTTCATGGCGGCGTTTAACGGCTTCGATGGCGCACATGGACAGACACAAATATCAGAAGAACGCAGAGCCGGGAAACAAAAAGCTAAGTCATTCATTGTAAGACAGCCTCTTACGATTGAGTTAGTTCAAGGCCACCTTTCTGGGAAGAAGGGTGTTGGTTCTATACCTATTAAAGCAAACAACAAGTGTAGCTTCGGCGCACTGGACATTGATTTATACCCACTGGATTTACCTGCTCTTGATCGTAGACTTCAAGACAATAAGGTTCCTGCCGTGGTGTGTCGGTCAAAGTCTGGCGGAGCGCACATACTTTTTTTCTTTTCAGAAGAGATCAGCGCTGGTGAGTTCAGGGATAAGGCCGGAGAAATATCCGCGTTCCTTGGGCACGGCGGCTGTGAGATATTCCCCAAGCAAGAGCAGATCCTAGTTGAGCGTGGTGATGTAGGTAACTTCATCAACCTGCCTTATTTTGACCAAGATCAGACAATGCGCTACGCCATAAAAGAAGATGGCGAGGAAGCTACGTTCGACGAGTTCCTTCAGATGGTGAAGGATCGAACCTGTACACCAGACGACTTTGTAAACCTGACGCTTGGCAAGAAGATCGATGAGTTTAACGAGTGGCCACCCTGCATGCAGAGTCTATTCTCTGACGGTGTGCCAGAGGGCACACGTAACACCGTAATGTTTGGTACTTGCGTGGCTTGTAAGAAAGAGCAACCGGAAAACTGGAAGGCTCGTCTCGAAGAAATCAACACTAAACACGTTGACCCACCGCTTCCTGCTGCGGAAGTTGTGACAGTTCAGCAACAGCATGACAAAAAAGAATATGGCTTTCCCTGCCAGCAGGAGCCGTTTAAGTCTCGTTGCAACAGAACACTGTGTAAGACCCGCAAGTATGGCATTGGCGGGGCAAGCGCAAGCGTTGACGTGACTGGCCTGTGCGTTGTGAAGTCGGAGCCGCCAGTCTGGTTCTGTGACGTTGATGGCAAACGTGTCGAACTGATTACAGAGGAACTACAGACACCGCAAAAGTTTCAGAAAGCTTGTATGGAACAGATCCGCGTCATGCCACCTATGATGAAGATGGCCGACTGGCAGGATCTTGTTTCAATGATGATGGCTGATATGAGTGAGATCGAGGTTCCGGAAGAACTTACATACAAAGGTCAGTTCTTGGATCTGGTTGAAGATTACTGTGGTGGCAGGGTGCAAGCGGCTAGCATAGAAGAACTGTCATTGGGTAAGCCGTGGACAGAGGATGGCCTGACTTTCTTCCGCATCGAGTCTTTGATTAAATTCCTACGTAATGCAAAGTTTGACACATACAGCAGGGGGCAGATACAGGAACGTCTGAAAGAAATGAACCCTGATGGAAGGGCAAACGGGGTTAAAAAATTTAAAGATTCAAAGGGTCAGTGGAAGACCATACGTGTGTGGCACGTCCCTGAATTTAAGGGTCAGGTTGATGTGCCTGACGTTTACATAGAAGATAACGAGGTGCCGTTCTAATGGATTATGCGGCATACTTTTTATGTGACACTTGCGGCCACAAATGGAAAACATACTACAGCCGAGTCAAGATGCTAGAGCATGGCGACATTTGCGAAAATTGTATGGATCGTCCAACAAATCAGAAAAACTTTTTGGGCTACGTTGTTGAGCCATATTTCTACGAAAGGGTAGACTAGTATGGAAACACTTATCTTTGGACCACCGGGCACAGGCAAGACGACCAAGTTACTTGGTATAGTTGATGAGGCACTGAGCAATGGCGTTAACCCTAGCCGGATAGGCTTTGTGTCGTTCAGTAAAAAGGCGGCGACAGAGGCCAAGGACAGGGCTGTGGAGAAATTTGGTATTGACCCCAAGCATCTAACACATTTTAGAACACTGCACTCGCTGGCGTTTCAGTATCTTGGTCTTAGCACCAAGGACGTATTGAAAGGTTCAGACTACAACGAACTAGAGCGTTTGATAGGACTACCGTTTTCCTCCCACGCTTCCCTTCGCGTTGACGATGGGCCTATCTTCACGGGCGGTAAGCAGGGCGACGCTTACCTAAATGTTATTAACCTTGCTCGGGCAAGGTTAATCAGTGTTGAAAAACAGTTTCATGAGTCCAATGACTGGCGGTTAAATCTTAGCCAGTTAAAGGTTATCAACAATGCGCTAGCTAGGTACAAGGACGTCCATGACAAGATGGACTTTGTTGACATGATCGAGCAGTTCATAGCTGGAAGCGAAGGACCTGATCTTGATCTTTTGATTGTTGACGAAGCACAGGACTTAGTTCCATTGCAGTGGCGTATGGTAAAAGAGATCCTAGTACCGAGAGCCAAGCGCGTGTATTACGCTGGTGATGATGATCAATGCATCTATTCTTGGATGGGTGTTAGCGTCGAAGAATTTATGAACGCATGTGATGATGTGGTGGTTTTAAATAAATCATACAGACTCCCAAGAGAAGTGTATAACGTCGCGCAACATCTTGTAAAACGTATAGGAATTCGCCAACAAAAAGTCTGGGCACCCAACGATCATGATGGAAGTGTTGAGTACCATTATGATATCATGGACTTGGATCTACGTACTGGTGAGTGGTTGATACTTGGACGAACAAACTTTATCGTTAACAAGCTTGCACAAGACCTCAAAGAGCAGGGCTACCTGTTCTGGCGTGAGGGCACCGGATGGTCCATTTCCCCGAACACATTAAAGGCGTTGGAGGTATGGTTACGGCTATGCAGAGGAGAGACATTTACATCCGAGGAAGTAAAAGAGTTTGGCAAGTTTTTGAGAACGGAGAATATAACCCGGGCTGGGAAAAAACTTTTGAACAAGTTAGACCCCGAAGAAGTTTATACTCTCGACGACATTATCGAGAAGTGCAATTTACTCGTTACCAAAGAGACACACTGGTCGGACGTAATCAAGGTGTCGGAGAAGGAAGTTCTTTACATATCCTCAGTTCGTCGGGGTGGGGAGAGGATACTCGGGGATGCGAAGCCGAGGATCCGTCTATCGACGATTCACAAAGCCAAAGGTGGCGAGGCGGATAACGTCGCGCTACTAACCGAAACCAGCAGAGCATGTGCCGAAAGTCCAGATCAGGACTCCGAAGTACGTACCTTCTATGTAGGTGCGACGAGGGCACGACACAACCTACACATTATTGAAAGCGGATGGGAAAGATTCAGGATATGAAACGAGCAGAGATACTAGAGACAGCTATTGGTTACGTCACGCAAGACAGGGCGGCGGATCACGGTGATATGGAAGACAACTTTGCTACTATCGCTGCGTACTGGACTATACATTTGGGTCACCCTGTAACCGCCGCTGATGTAGGTGTGATGATGAACCTGTTAAAAGTTGCTCGTATCAAAAGCAATGCAGGTCACATAGACAATTATGTAGATGGTAGCGGCTACTTGGCTTGCGCTGGTGAAATTGTATCGAAGCCCGAAAGCAATGCATAATGAGCCATCAGTACAATTTTATAGATCATCCCGATCATCGAGAGGAGTATCCGAAGATGAAGGATAAGAACGACGTAGCAGATGCGGAAGAGATGAAAGAATACTCTATCGCTGGTGTTCGAGAAGACTGGTCTCCGCCTCAGTCATTCCCTGATTTAACGGCGTACTCTCGCATAGCAATTGACTTGGAAACGCGAGACCCGAATCTAATGCGGTTAGGTCCCGGCTGGTGCCGAGATGACGGATACGTCATTGGCTACGCCGTGGCGGCTGGTGACTTCATAGGCTACTACCCTGTTAGACATGAGGGTGGTGGCAACTTCCCTGAGTCTAAGGTTGTCAACTGGCTGAAGAAACAGATGGCTACACCCAAGATCGAAAAGGTTATGCACAATGCAATGTATGATCTTGGCTGGATGCGCTGGGCAGGAATCGAGGTTCAAGGACCGATTATCGACACTATGATAGCCGCCCCACTTCTGAACGAGAATCGTAGGTACTACAACCTAAACTCATTGGCTGGCGAATATCTTGGCGAGTACAAAAACGAGCGGCTGTTGAAACAGGCAGCGGACTACTTCGGCGTCAATCCTAAGTCAGAGATGTGGAAGATGCCTTGTAACTTTGTCGGTCCGTATGCCGAGCAGGATGCAGCGGTAACCTTGAAGCTTTGGGACAGGCTACGTCAAGACATGGTAGCTGATAAGGTCACTGGAATCTTCGACCTTGAATCTGGGTTACTTCGTCCCCTGTTAGACATGCGTACCAACGGTGTGCGTGTTGATGTGGACAAAGCGCAAGTCGCCCGTAAGGAATTAAAGAAACGCGAGACTCAGCTACTTGAGGAAATTAAAGGGGAAACAGGGCACTACATTGAGCCGTGGGTCGCCACATCTATAGCAAAGGCGTTCGATTCCGTTGGGTTGCCGTACAATAGGACAGAGGGCACGAATGCGCCTTCCTTTACAAAACAGTTTCTTTCTAACCACCATCACCCACTGGCGGCAAAGATAGTAAAGCTTCGTGAATTTAACAAAGCCAACACAACATTTATTGAAACCATTCTTGAGCATTCGCATAAGGGTCGTATCCATTGTGAATTTAATCCTCTTCGTTCAGATGATGGCGGTACTGTGACGGGTCGTTTTTCATCGAGCAACCCGAACCTGCAACAGATCCCTGCCCGTGATCCAGAATTAAAGGCTATGATCCGTGGGTTGTTTATACCAGAGGAAGGTTGCAAGTGGGGGTCGTTTGACTACGCCTCACAGGAGCCTCGCTGGCTGGCACATTACTGCGCCAGTATAAAGAATCCGCATCCAGCAATCAACGAGGTTGTTGAACTGTACAAGAACGATGATGCAGACTTTCACCAGATGGTAGCAGATCTTGCAGGCATTACTCGTAAGGAAGCCAAGACTGTTAACCTTGGTATCATGTACGGCATGGGCAGGAAGAAACTTGCTGGTGTCATGGACATAACCGAGGAAGAAGCAAAGGTACTACTTGCCAACTACCATGAGAAGGTTCCGTTCGTTAAGGGCATTGCTGACATGGCTGCGAAACAAGCAGAGAAGTTCGGTCACATCCGCACTATGCTTGGTCGCAAGTGCCGCTTTGATCTATGGGAACCTAAGTCATATGGATACACCAAGCCACTGCCACTAGAAGCGGCGGCAAAGGAATACGGTGGTGTGGGCAGGATTCGCCCAGCCTTTACATACAAGGCGTTGAACAAGCTGATCCAAGGTTCGAGTGCTGACCAGACAAAGAAGGCGATGGTCGATTGCTACGCCGAGGGACTGCTACCGATGCTAACAGTGCATGATGAACTGTGTTTCAATGTCGAAGATCCGGGGCAAGCCGAACGGATTGTCGAGATCATGGAGACATGTGTCCCTGATCTGAAGGTTCCGTTCAAGGTCGATGCAGAAATGGGCGACAACTGGGGTGAGGTCGGATAAAACTTCGTCTCTCGTCGAGGTGAAGGTACTACCACACGTCGAGTCTAAACGAACTCGACGTGAGGCCGTATTATTATTTAATGATTTCAGTCGGTTGCAAGTGCCCGCATACGGTTGACCAAACGCCTTGCGCGGTTAGTTACCTGCGTGTACCACCTCGAATCGACCATTTCCTCGCTTGCGCGTTTGAAGTCGCGGGCATCGACTGCCGCTTTCATGCCTTTGAACTTAGACAGGCGGGGTCTACCCATATTGAACATCATGTTCGCAATGATATGCTGGCACTCTTCTGACAGATCATCGAAGTCGTCGTACAAAACTTTGCACTCGTCAATCGTGATCGCCATGTCAAGCTTGAATAGCTGGTTGACACGATCTTGCTCGACCACTGTACCCACGGGTTTGCCATACTCTGGCTCGCCTTCGAGGATCAGATGGCCAATGCCCGTTGTTTCCAGACCTAGATGGTCTAAATAAATTTCGTACTTACAGCCTTCGTCTTCGGCTATCTCTTTACGTAATACATCTATGTTCATTATGGATTCCTCTGAGCAATCACTAGATTCTTTAATATATCAAGCGGGTTGCCACCACCAAGAAGTGCAGGGTTTGTTCTTGCGGCTGCACTTGACTGGCCTGATGCCGCAGGTAAAGTTCCGAGGTTCGAGGTCGCACTTGCTGGAGCCTGTGATACAGGTGCTACGACTGGTGCTGTTGTGTCAACGTCCACGACTGGTGCCTCTTGAACCTTTGACTCTGGAACTGGTTCCCCAAGTCTGCGCTTGCGAAACTCTCTCCTAACTTTTCTAAGGTCGGACATAGGTAGTCTATTGTCGTTGGTTCTTGCCACCTTTTTTATTTCATCGCTTATACTCATTGGCACGAATCGACCTCGCATCAAATCTGACACGTTTGCTATCTTATACTTTTTTAAGGCTCTTCTAATATCTGAGCTTGAAAGACCTAATCTACGCATGTCCAGCACTGTTTGGTACATCTTGTTCTGAACTCTAAACAAAGCTTCGTTTGCGTTCGTAAATGTTTCGATGGCTTCTTCGTCTGTTAATTCACCCTGAGTTCTCGCCGCTGAATTAAAAATACCTCTAGCACTTCTTTGCTTACCGCTGTAGTCGTAAGATGAATACATTACGATGTTGTCCGGCTTAACCTCTACCTCTGTAATACCAGTTAGTGCTCTTGTTAATTCGCCTGCGGCAGTTCTTTCATTACCTGCGGAATCAACCTCTTGATTGGTAATGCCTCGCCAAAACCGACCTAATTCAATCCCGGGCATTTGAGTAGATTTAATTTGTGATTTAACCTGAATGGGACTGACACCGGGGTTAAATGCATCAAGGATATGAGTGAGACTTTTTGCCGCTTTAGTTCCTGCTGTATCAACATCACGAAAAACTCTAGCGCCAGTTTCTGTTTTTCCACCTCTAACGGTTGTGTCTAAAAGTTTTTCAGCAATGATAGACTCGGACAAAAATGGGCTGGCAAGTTCAGAAATAGCTTCACTTACCGCATTATAGGCTATGGCGCTGGTATCCTTACCTATGTCCTGACCATCTTTAACAGCGTTAAAGATTCCCTGAATAGGTTTTTGAAGATAGTCATAAGGGTTAGTGTAGCTATAGTCTACATAACCTGTGATATTTCCTTTTTCATCAACACTCGTCGGTATAATTCTTCCGTTGCGAGACCACGGCGGGGCGCTTCTACGAACGGCGTCAATTTGTTCTTGAGTGACTCCAGCCAAAGTCATAGCCATGCTTTGTATGGCGGCAGGCGCAACGATTGTTGTTGCGGTTAGCCCAGTAAGTCGGCGCATGCCTATCTCTCTCAGTTGAGGAGTATCACTTGCTATTTCGTCTAGTGCTTGTTTTAGTGTGTTTGCACTCGTCCTCATAATTTCAGCAGGAAAGGCAATGAAGTTTCCAAGTGGTAGCTTACGCATACCTTTAACAAACTGAGGAACTCTTTCGTAGTTGGGCACTGTGTTCTTTACAATATCCGCCGCATACTCATCTAAGTTTTTGCCTAGTGCTTGTTCCGCCGCCTCTCTACTGCCAAACGCGGAAAGTAATTTTCCTTGCTCAAACTCAAAGTTATATATTTTCCAAATGTCGTCACCGCCTTGATAAGCTTCTCGTGCTTTTCCAGACGCTATTTTTATTAAACGACCCGGTGTGGACTTAGCCCACTTGCTATCCATATTGCCTACGCGAACACCAGCAACTACTTCGTCTCCCTCTCTAGTAACGCCAAATCCCTCGCGCATCAATCGATCAATTTCTTTAACCTGCGCTTGATTACCAACCACACCAAGACGTTGTAGCTTGTTGTAATATTCTACACGATCAGGACGCTTGTTGATGTTTCCTAAAACTGTGCGAGCGGATTCAAGAAGATTGCCGCCTCTTCCAATGTTTCCTTGCGCAGCCGCAAACAATGACGCAGAGGTTACGTTCCTAATTTGTGTGATTGGAGAAAGAACAGTTTTTGCAAACTGTGTTGCACCTTTGGCTTTTAAAAAGCCCGAGTATGCAGTCTTTGCAAGATTGCCCATAGTTCCGATATCATCTATAACAAAACGAGTTAAATCCTTAAACATATTGCGGGATACAACGGTGTCCATTGCAGCACCCCACTGCTCGCCATCAAGAACTTCATACGCTTGCTTGGCCTGTGGGCTTAAAGAATTGTATGCCTCTTTGGTAAGTATATCACCCTGATTTTTTGCCGAGTTAGCAATGAACCCAAGAAAATCATCCGTCGCCTTAAACTCTGCAAGGTCGCCAACAGTAGATATGAAAGCCTCTTGAGGGTCCTTAACCTCGCCAAGTAGCCGCCTAATGGTTTCGTTGTTTACGCTTTTAGCGCGAAACATACCCGTCTTTATCTTATCAACAGCTACACGACTGACTCCAGTAAGCGGGGCTAACGAAGATTTTTTCTTTGCTGAAGTTTCTAAGAACGCTTCCGTTAAATCTATCGCCGCATTCTCTGTCACCTTTTCAGATTTACCAACACCAGAGAAAATGTTTTCAGGGATAGGGGTGTCTTCCCCATAAACTCTTGCCCAGAAAGATCTAAAAGCGTCGGGGCTTTCTTGGAACATTTTTATCGTATCTTCTTTGGCTTGAGCAAACTCGTCTGTTTGTTTATACCCAGCGTCTTCAAACAGCTTGTATTTTCTGCGAAGATAAGAACCTATGTTGCCTTTGATATCTTCAACTAATTCTTCGGATCCTTCTTTGGTCAAAAAATTAGAATTAATAACTTTGTCAGACAGGTCATCCACCTGCTGGCGCATTGCTTTTGCACTACCTAAAACAAAATCAGGTAAAGCTTCTTCACCCACTTCACCAGTTAGGTATGAGAATAAGTTGTTATTTAGTCCAGCACGATCTAGTGACGAGCCGTTTACCATAACTTCCTCTACACCTTTGTATGCTTTGTCCAGATCTTCTGTAAGTTGCTTTAGAGTTGTTGCCGCTTGAGTTACTTCAGCTTCTATGTTCCCTTGTATCGCCGCCCTTGATTCAAAAACAGGCTGACTGAGGTTACCTCTGGAACGGAACACAGACAAAACTGCGTCGTAGTTATCAGGGCCAAGAAGAGAACCTATAGTTTTTTCTGATGCAGTGGACAACGCGGTGCCCGCATCTAATGCGGCACGAGCAATGGGTGCTGCGGCTGGCTTGGCCACGACACCTAGTCCTCTTAGGACGGGTTCTAAAAGTGCAGTTGCTCCAGCCGCCTCGAATCCAAGTTTAACTTTGTTGCCTATGCTGGCTAATGCGGCTTCTCTGCCTTCTAAACCAATTAGGTCGGTGGTTTCTGTTGGGCCTCCGCCAAAGAAGTCACCTATTGTTGTTGTTCCATTAGTGGCTACTACCGCATCGGTGACACCAGCGGCACCCATTTGTGACAGTCCACGAATAATTTTCGGGGCGTTCGACAACATTCTGGCTTTACTAACAAGGCTCGCCGCCCCAAGACCGGGGATTGCAAACTGTGTTATAACTTCGGCTATCTCGCCTGCGGCACCCTCTGGGTCTATACCTGCGGCGGCTCGTATGGATTCAAAGGTATCCGTAACGTCTTGGGTGTAGTTCGTGTCCAAGGCTACATCAATAGCTGAAGCACCTAGCTCGCCAATGCCCTGTGGAATTGCAAGCAATCCAGAGGCAATGCCTTCTCTAATTTCCTGAAAGGTGCCCTCATTCTCCGGTTCAGGTTCCTGAACAGGAGCCTCTGGTTGAGGTTGCGCTTCTTCTTTAGGGCTAGGCTGAGACGACAAAAAAGAAACAATTTTATCTTTTGCCTGCTCTGTCGTGAGACCCTCGGGCAAATCGTAAGTTTTACCCTGATACTCATACAAAGGCATATCGCTACCTACTCTAATTTATTTTTTGAACAGAAGTCGCCATTTGATTTGCCATGTTTCTAGCGGCTTCAACCACATTTTCTGTTGTAATTTCTTTATTCGCCGCTTCTATTTCATCACGCAGCATTTCAAAAAGACTGTCATCACCAAGTATATTTTCTATCTTAGCATCAACTGTGCTTCCTTGCTTTAGCGACGTTTTCGCTAAGTTTTTAGCTTCTAAAAAGGCTTTGACTTCTTCGTTTGAGCCAAACACTGCAAGAAGCCCCTGTATTTCTTTGCTTGGAAGTTTAGCAATTGCTTCAGCGTTTTCTCTACCAAGTCGTGCAATAGTTTCTCTGCTCGAGCGATCAAGACCAGCTATTTTTTGTTGCGCTGTTATAGACTGAGATTTTATCCACCTAGCTGTATCATCGTTCATATCAGCGATATCAAGTCGTGCATCTATTTGAGCCTGTGTTAAACGGCCTTGTTGAGTGCGGTTAAGTGCTGACTCATCAGCCCTAAATTCTCTTTCCCTCTGAGCTTCTTCAGCGGTTTGAGTGGCTTTTTGAGCGGCGGCGCGTTCAGCACGAACGTCTTGATAAGCCGCCAACGTAATAGCACGATCCTCTTTATCAGCGGTGGTTGCCTGCTCGCCTTTTGCGTCACCGTATGCTTTAAGACCTTGCGCGGCACCTCGAGCTATGTTTTGCAAAGCGTCGGGGCTTTCTCCTGCCGCGATCATTAGACCAGTCATCATTAGGTTGTAGCTAGCGTCAGTCCGCACGTCTTTAGAACGCTCTCCAAGCAACGACTGCAACATAGCTTTTCTAGCTTCTAGATCCTCAATACCGAACAAATCATCAATGTCTTTTGCTTTTTTCTTATTGGAACCTTTTCCATTTATAATATTATCAACGCCGCTTTTTAAGTCGGTTCCAGCCTGCTCTGTTATTGCTGTAGCTAGTTGATCGTCTTCACCATTAATAGAGCCAGAAGAAATAATATCCAACTTGGTAGGAGTAAGAACGGTTTGTTTTTCTGTCTCTGACTTAGAAGTTTGTGTATCCACTTCTTGCGATGACTTCTCGACATCTGTATCGATGTCGCTCGGCGTTGTGAGTGCAGGTATGTTAGCTGCTATGTTAGATAGCTGTTCCCCAGCACCCGCAGTCGCACGAGACACGACGTTGCTGGCAGGCCCAACGGCATTGTCCATAGAATCATTTAGTACATTGCTTGCAACTGGAGCTATGCCGACAGATGCAGTAGGCACCGTGCGAACGTCTTGCGTTGGCTCTACGGCCTTCCTTCGTTTGCCTGCCTCTGCTTGGGCTAAAGCATCTTTAACTCTAGGAGTAAAGAAATTGGCTATTCCGCTTTCTGCACTGTTAAAAACATTTGCCAATGCTCCAGAGGCGGTTCTTACACCTTTGTCCGCATCTGCTAAGAGCTTTTGCGCGGGGCTTTGTGTTTCTGCGTTTCCATACATTGTTTCTTTTATGGCCACGCCGATTGGGTTTGCTCTGCCCGGGGCGTCTGCGGGAGCGTCAAAACCAAAAACTTCTAAAGGAGAACCAAAGGCACGCTTTATTTGATCTACGGTGTCAGACGACGGTGTCATACTTTTACCTATACCAGCAAACAACGGAGTGTCTGAAGCTTTTTGATTCATCGCCGCTTGCATGCTATCTACGGTTGAAGTTCCAGCCATTGATGGATCGACATCAATAGATAGGTTCCTGCTTGTTACTGGATCACCCGCACTCATATCAGACTCTAAGATTGGCCCGCTAATTTGAGGCGCGGCCTTAGACCGTAAAGATGCAAGGTTGCCACGATTAACAGCCATGCGTGTTTCATCAGATGAAGCAAGTGGTATAGAAGTGCTAGCTTTTTGCGCACCAACTAGAGCGTTAGCCGCCGCCGAACGAACAGCCCTTGAGTTTCTTGTGTCTGCCGCAATTTGATTAAGCGTTCCTGTTTGACCGTTAGCCGCCAACTGCTGAATCGCTTGAATCATTTTAGTGTCTACGTTGCCACCTGTCTGCATACGTACAGGCTGGCGCTGTTGAACTACATTAGCCAACTGCGGTGATGACGCAAGAATACCCGACGCCTGACGAGCGGCCATCGGATCTCGGAACATTCTACGATTCATAGGATTCATTACGATCTCCCGAAATTAAACAGATTTCCAAACCCTTGAGCTTGACCTGCCGCACCTAGACCCGCGATCCCAAGTCCTAGCAACTGTGATGTCGAGCTAGGTCCCGGTGTTTGTGTGGTGCTGTATGTTGACTGCAATGCTGGAACACCTTGGAAGATATCTGACAAGAAGCCAACCTGCTGGAACGGCAACTGCTGTTGTGCAAGGGCATTCTGCTGTGCCAGATTCAGACCCTGCTGTGTCTGCTGTTGCTGTAGTCCGCCCAATCCTAGCAGTGTGTTGATGTCCTGACCAGCCATCTGCTGACCAAGCTGACCCAGACCCGCAATGCCCTGACCCAGAGCACCCTGTAGCTGTGCCTGCTGTAGCTTCTGTTGTGCTTGTTGCTGGGCTAACTGCTGTGCCTGTGCAAAACCTGCGGTGCGAAGCTGTGAACCTGTGCGAGCTTGTTGCTCTAGCACATCACCAGCTATCTGTCCCTGTGCCACGGCCTGACGAGATCCACCAAAGGCTCCCGCTCCAACGGCACTAGCACCGAGTTGATTCTGCTGAACGGCACCCTGCTCTGCAATGTCGGCATATTGTTGCTGAACCACGTCCTCAAGATACGGATCCATAAACTGCTGGTACGACGTGCCAGTAACTGGAGCACCGCCTGCTGTGGCAATCCCGCCCTCAATAGCCGCCTGACCTTGCTGTAGGAAGGGAGCGAATGCGCCAACACCTTCCGTACCCGCTGTGATAGCCTGTTGCTGGGCGGCAGATAAATCTGCTAGCTGGGCAGGGGCATACGGCATACCTGTTTCAGATACGGTGGTTGCCTGTTCCAATAAGTCAGCAAGGTACTGTTCCTGAAACTTAGGAAGTCTTGCTATCTGCTCTACGGTTTGAACTGCCATTACGCTTGTGCCTCCAATTCAGCCATCATATCATACATTCGTGCCGCTCCGATATCCCTATCTCCATCACCTGCACCACGAACAGCTTGGGCTGTCATTACAAATTCTCCGTCAGATAGCATAGCTTCTACAGAGTCCGAGGTCCCAGTACCGGGACCCGATACCTCACCACCATGATAATAGCGCCTTAGTTCATTTTCGGAATACTCGAACTCCGGATCTAGGAACTGGGCTTTGTCTTCTTTATACAAGGCAAGATCTTCTGGGTTAGATAGATCAAGGCGTCTGCCATCCCGCGTAGTAACGGGCGTAGAAATAACTTTACCCGTAGGAAATGGACGCAATTTCCCTGCCGCTTCTTCCTCGGGTGTTGATCCTAGCATGGCTAACGCGCCGATTCCACCAGCGGTTAGCAACTTGTTGTCGCCTATGAAACCAAGAGCTTTGTCGAACATCGATGGAGCTTGAGCCGCTCCACCAAAGCTAGCTTCTTGGGCACTTAAACCTGCGGTGGGAGAAATCTGTGCGGTAGCTGTCGGCAACGCTGCACCCGGCATCTGAGGTAAGAAGCCGCCTTTTGCGGCCTTACTAAAACCTAAACCTTCTGCTCCTAAACCCAGTGCGCCGCCAATAGCGGCTGTTCTCAAAGCTTCGTTAACCTCTTGACCAGAAGCAAGACCCCCGATCCCAGATCCGATAGCCGCACCGATTGAACCACCCATTCCAAAACCAACGACACCACCAATAACAGGTGCCGCTTGTTTTACCGCGTCTGTGATTTTGCTAAACAGTCCCATTAGGTTACTACCTTTACAGTGCCACTGTCATTATACAGTGCTCCAGCCTCAAGTCCAGTTGCCGATGTAGGCAACGCCGTTAATGTTATTTTTGTTCCGCGAAGCTCCCCGGGGTTCCGTTCCTGTGCGATAAACAGTTCTAATGTACGGATTAAGTCTTGCATATACTGGACAGAATAATCTGCGGGTGCTTCCGGTAGTCTAGGCGGTGCTATCTGGTTGCTTGACACTAGCGTCTCCCGTCTTGGCGAATGTCAATACGTGGGCTACCCAGCTTCCATTTTGCACCCACGGCATCAGCCGACACTCGGAGCGCAAAAGATCTACCTCTAGCCCTCAAGAATAACTGATTGGTGTATGTCTCAACAGGAGACGATGCTGTGCGAACTGCATCACCGGACACCGTGTCTGCATCAAACGAAGCACCGGGGAAGTTACGTGCTTTGACGGTAAAGGTTGCCTGTGGGCTACTAAGTGCTGTAGATCCAACAAATGTCAGGTCAGGTATTAGCTTGCTTATATATGCAAACTTATCACCATCACCGATGTCGATCGCCGCAGACTCGATATACGAATTCATTGCTGACCCATCGTCATCGTATCCAAACTCGTGGTTGTATAGGTACTGACCACCAGCGGCCACGGGGC